CAATAGGTTTCACACTGTTGATCTTTCATACTTCGTTCTTTGGATTGTAGCAGTCATCAATAAAAGCAATAAGTCTGCGAATAAACATATCCGCTCTTGGATCAACTAGCACTTCTTCAATCATACCATGCGAATAGATGCCAGTTGGATCTTTATAATCCGCATAAAAACCACCGCAACCAAAAGCACATGATGGTTTTTTAAGTTCTTCTAATTCATCCATAAGTGTTCCGCTTTAATTATCATATGGCGCAGCGACAAGGGATCGAACCTCAATCTCTGGTTTTGGAGACCAGCGTAATGCCATTATACCATCCCTGCATTAATTATTCGCTAATAATAGCTAAAACATTTATTCATAACTTTAAATGTTTCCTACTTACTTTACATATAACCCAGTCATTATAATACATTTCAGGATGTAAGAGAACGTCTCTGACCAATTGTTCTTTTGCTTCGTAGTACGTCGCCTCACCTTTAGTAAGACATAGATGGAGGATTTCACGCTTGAAGTTTTCTACACCTCGATTAGCAACATCTTCAGCGAGAAGACCTGATGATCCGTAATAGGTACGCCAATCGCTTTCGACAAGTTTACGACGTTTGCGGGTCTTACCTTTAAGTGGAGGGAGGGTTTTCTTATGCCAGAACAATTTCTTGCCGACATACATTTTGCCTGTCTGGAGGTTTGTTATTAGATAGACAAAACCATAATATTTTTCAAGGTCTGGAGCTTCTGAGAAAGGCTCTCCCCTGTATAACCAATCTGTCATTACATAGTACCATAATAATTGTTGTAGTACTATGTATACCGATTAATAGCCGTCGTCGCTCTCGTCAAAATCGAGTTCTTCCATTTCCTCTTCGGTATAGATGTCTTCGCCACAGTATGGACAGTACTTTACATCCATCTCATCGCCTGCATCTCTACGATCGACAACAAATTCAGCATCACAGTTGATGCACGTTACTTCATTGTTCTTTTTATACATTTCTTATTCCTGTCAAAAATGTTATGGGTATTTACCATTTTTGATTCTTCAATCTCACCACTTCTTCGAGTTTAAGCTGTGTACAGAAGTTCTCAACTATCAGTTTTGTAATAGTGGACAGAAGAACAATTTCTGGTTCACCTTTCAATCTTTCAAGAACGTGCATCGCCATTAAACGGTAAGCATCCTCTTCTTTGTAGTTCAACATGCCCCAATCAATAGGATCTGCTGTGCCTACTTCCATTGCTAGTTCTACCAGCAACTCTACATCAGGATTATCGATGACCATTATTCGTGAGCTGCGCCCCATACTTGATCCCACTTACCAGTCAATGCACCTTTAGCATAGTCAGTAGCACGATTCTCAAAGAAATTAGTATGGGTAGGTGCATTAATCATATGCTCAACCCATGGAAGTGGATTACGCTTAACACCGAAGATGCCTCTCATGCCCAATGAGATCAAACGACGGTCAGCAATATAACGAATATACTGCTTGACATCACCTGCATCAAGACCTTCAATTGCACCTGATGAGAATGCTAGATCGATAAACTTATCTTCCAACTCAACCATACGTTCAGCAATCGTATAGATCTGACCTTTCAATTCATCAGTCCAAATCTCACGATTCTCTTCAATGTATGTACGGAACAGTTTGATCATGTTCTCAGCGTGTTGTGTTTCATCAACAATAGACCAAGTAACGATCTGACCCATACCTTTCATCTTACCATGACGAGGGAAGTTCAGCAACATAATGAATGATGAGAATAGTTGCATGCCCTCGGTGAATGCAGAGAATACAGCAATATGACGTGCAGTAGATTGCTTATCACCATTCTTAGATGATAGATCCATTACATAGTCATGCTTCTCTTTCATCTCCTCATACTCAAGGAAATCAGTATATGTTGATTCAGGCATGCCTAATGTTTCAATTAGGTGTGAATAGGCAGCAACGTGTAATGCCTCACGAGCAGCAAATCCCATTAACATCATACGAACTTCTGGCTGAGGGAAGTATGGTAAGTAGTTCTTAACATACCCACCAGCAACGTCCACATCGCCTTGAGTGAAGAAACGGAAGATGTTAGTCAAGAACTTTTTCTCTTCTGCAGACAACTTCTTCTTCCAGTCATTCACATCCTCTAACATCGGTACTTCGGTATGCAACCAATGTGATTGCTCATGCTTTAACCATGCATCATAGGCCCATGGGTAGTTGAATGGTTTGAATGTTGTACGTTCTAGTAGTAGGTTTGCTTTTGCCATTTATTATTATCCTTCACATGCAAGACAAGTATCGCCTTCGATCATTGCCTGAAAATCGATCTCTTTAATTGCTTCACGCTCAATACGTTTAGCCACTTTATCTGCCTTACCAATCTTTTCGGAACGACAGTAGTACATCGTCTTCAATCCTTGTTTCCAAGCCTGGAAGTGGATCGCATGCAGGTATTGTACGTTTACATCAGGACGGAAGAATACATTCAACGATTGCGCTTGGTCAATCATTGGCTGACGATCAGCAGCATGTTGAATAACCCAACGTTGATCAATCTCCATAGACGTCTTGAATACATCCTTAGTCCATTCATCCATCCATGATAGGTGCTGAACTGAACCATCATTAGCGATAATGGATGACCACGTATCATCATAGAATGTTGAACGGTGGTTTGCTTCGGTATTATGTTCTTCGGCACGAATAACTTTATCTAAGAATCGATTTTTATTCAAATGTGATCCTGATAGTGTGTCTTGGCGATAAGCGTTAGCACGATATGGCTCAATCGATGGCGATGTATTATTCATTAAAATAGACGAAGAAGCATTGGGTGCAATAGCCATCATATGCGAGAAGCGACGACCAGTACCTTCCGCATCAGGTGCTTCACCACGTTCTGCACCCAACACCATGTTTGCTTTATCAAGCTCAGCCTTGATGTGTTTAAACATCTTAATATTTTTACCAGTCGCTTGAGCAGACTCCCATGGAATGTTATTCTTCTGGAGATAAGCATGGAATCCCAATGCACCGATACCAATAGAGCGCTCTCTCATCGCTGAGTATTTTGCACGCGCAATAGTACTTGGTGCTTTATCGATAAAGTGTTGTAATACATTATCCAAGAATTCAGCAGTATCTTTTAGGAACAAACCATCCTTTCTCCAATCATCATAATGCTCGAGGTTCAATGACGATAAGCAACAAACAGCTGTACGTTTACCATCGGTAGGCAAAATGATTTCAGAGCATAGATTTGATTGACGAATCTTCAAACCAAGTTTCTTCTGGAACTCAGGCATTGCACGATTCGATGTGTCGATGAAGTGTAGGTATGGTTCACCAGTTTGCATACGCATCTCAAGGATCTTCTGCCACAACTCTTTAGCAGAGATCACTTCACGTACCTCACCATTATGTGGATCTTTCAGTTCCCATGAATCGTCTGCATTCTTATCCAGCATGCAATTCTCAACGATCTCCATAAAGCTGTCTGGAATATTGATACCATGGTGCAAGTTCAAGCAACGCATGTTCTGGTCACCAGTTGGCTTACGCATCTCTAGGAATTGAATAATATCTGGATGATCTAGATTAAGGTATGTTGCGTATGAGCCACGACGAGTACGTCCTTGACGATAAGCTAATGAACATGAATCGTATGTGCGTAAGTGAGGAAGCACACCTACAGACTTATCGTCAGCCGAACGAATACCAACACCAATGCCGACACCGCCGCCAAGCATTGATAACCAGTTTACTTCAGAGAGGGTGTCAACCAAGCCCGTTGAGCTGTCTTCCAAGTACGGTAGAAAGCAGGAAATAGGTAGTCCACGCTTACTGCGACCAAAAGAAAGAACAGGAGTAGAAAAACTAAGCCAATGCTTAGAAGCATAGTCGTAAATACGTTGAGCATGGTCGGGGTTCGTAGAAAACGCGGACGCAACATAGGCCAATCTCTCTTGTGGGGACTTCTCATCTTCTTTCATGTACGATTCGCGTAATCGAATCTTGCCCAACTCATCAAATAAATCATCTCGTGTATAATCAACCAATACACCATGCACAACAGATTCCATACCTGTTTATCTCCAATTATAATTCTTCTACAAGCGGAAAGACATCCGCGATAACCTTAGCGCACTGCTTCGCAATTTCAATATGCTCTTTTTGAGTGCCATGAGCTGAGCGTAGTTGTATATAGTGAATCCAACTGCGCAAAGTGCCGTTCATATACATGCGTGATTCCATCATTCCTTCCGGCAAAACTGCACGTGCTTGCTCCTTAGCAATTCCGTTATCAACTGCCCAAGTATACGCATCTTTAGCAAGATCGCGAACTTTCTCTTGATATTGCTGCCAGAACGCAGATAAATGTGGATTATCACACTCAATTGAGTTTTGGCGATTGGTCTGATCTTGTAGACGAGCCTCACGAATAACGAAGTTTAAATCTTTTGTTGGGTCAGCATATCGCTGACTAAATTCCTGGAAACTGAAGCTACGATGACGTAAAATTTGCCGTGCGATGTCACGAGTTGTAGTAATTTCCATGCACACACTAACCATTTCAAGAGGTGACCAGTGTTGATGCTTAATCAAATACTTAATCAACTTCTCTGAAGTTTCTGCGTTGAATTGGTTTGAGGGATTTGATACTCGTGCGCAGTATGATACTAAATCTTGTAGGTCGTTTATGTCTGAGGCTTGATATTCTTCTGTCGGGTGGGAATGGCTTACCAGCTTTACGTTCATGCTTTCTTCCAAAATGTCAACGCGGCTTTAGCTTGTAGGCCAGAGTGCGTATTCTGATCAATTATTATTTTGAGATGCTCAGGATCAATACCACTGAGAATCATATCGTTTATATCTTTTAATTCGCCAACTTCTTGTGGCCAAATACAGACATTGTATCCTCGATCAATCATTTGATCGATTCTGTCTACTATCTGTTTATTTCTGGGCTCATTATCCATAACCACAGTAACTAAGTCACGCGATACGTTGGTCAAAACGTTTTCAATATTCAGATCCGCACCAGCCATGGCGATGGTGTTAGGAATGAACATTGAGTCGATAGGTCCTTCTACGACATATATTTGTTCGTTTTGCTTGAGCGCATCCATACCAAATACTTTTGGTCTATCTTCCTGCATCATTACTGTAAGGTAACGAATTGACTTCTTAGAGAAGGCACGACCTTGACATCCAATGAAATATCCATTAGAGTCAATCATAGGAATGACCAACCGAGGCTCATCGTTTTCAATAGACTCGAAGAACCCAGGCTTGAAACTATTTACCCATGCCTTGAATTTGGGAGCATAGAATAGTTTGTGGTGGTATGTAGGAGGAATTCTACGGCGCTGGACATACTTTTTTGCTGGGTGATCAAAAGCCAATTGACTGATCTTCTTTATGCGTTTAAGAGGCGATGAGCCCTTCATAAACTTCGGAGGACCTACCTTGGTAAAGTCAGGCTTTGGTTCGGGATTAGAACGATTCTCGCCGTTATTCTTCTCGATGAACCTTTCACGCGCATATTGATCCGCTAACTCATGGTCAACGCGTTTAAGGAAGTTTCCTAGGGAGAGGGAGGTGTGGCAGTTGTGGCAATAGAAGATCGTACCAATTGGTTTATCCAAAAGGTATCCACGAGTCTTGTATTTGTTCTTTTTCGAGTCGCCACAGATAGGGCAACGGAAGTTAGCATCACTTCCAACACGCTTAAAGCGATCTAAGCGATTTGATATGAGACCGACATACTTATTGTCAATCCAGTCCATAATATAAACCCTCCAACGGCAT